ACGGCTTTGAAGATGATGGCGGTGACGGCTCCGCAGTCGCGCATGTGGAACCGTGCGCCGGTGTTGGCGGCGGTCTGCATGTCGACCGGGACGAACCCGACCGACACGTCGAACAAACGTCCGAGGGCGTCCATGAGGTGTGGGTCCTTCCGTGCTCAGAGGCGGTCGGCGAGGGTGACGTACGCGGACAGCGCGGATCCCCCGTTGGCTGGAGTGATGGACGACAGCAGCCACGGGCGGCCATCGACACGTTCGATGAACCGGTAGACCACGACGTCGTTTCCGAACCGGAAGTGCGCCGAGGACTCGGCCATGAGGAGCTTCCGGTCACCGATCAGGTAGTAGCCCAGATCGACGAACGAGATGTCTCCCTCGTTGCCGATGGTGGGGCTCTTCTCGGTGAAGATGATCGGCCTGCCCAGGATGGTCAGGACCGGTGCTCCTGTCCCCCCACCGAAATTGATCATGACGGGGCCTCCGCCAGTACCCACGGACTGACCCATCGTCCACAACTCTGGGAACGTATCGATGCTCGCGATCCACACCGCACGCCCCAGCGACGACGGGAACATCCGGCAGTACATGGCCAGGATGTTCGGCCAGGTGATCGTGTTGGCAGGCTGTCCGATCTCAGCTGCGGCAACGACCCTGGACGCCGCGTTCAAAAGTCCCAACGGCTCGCCGACGCCATCTCCAGTGAGGAACGCCTGATCCTCGGCGAACGCGATCGCGGACGGGTACGCCGACTGGATGAACTCCGTGAACGCAGGAATCGAGTCCGCGAGGAGCTCGGAGGGGACGTCGGCGCGCGCGCAGAGTTTCGCGGCCTGAAGGACGACCCGGCCGAAACTTCCTTCGGACGCTGTGAGGGCCTGGCCCTCGGCGGCCCACTGTGTCGTGATCCCCCCGGACAGGGATCCGACGTGCGTGGTCTCGTCCACGGCGGGCATCGCCAGGGTCTGCGTGGTCATGGGCAGGACCATCGCCCGGGGACGGACGATCGCACTCTCCAGGGCCAGCTGCATCAGCTGGGACGACAGCGCCTCCGGGATAACGAACCCGCCCTCTGCTGGGACAACGCTGGAGTAGTCGTTGCGGTACTTCCCGCGCAGATCCAGCCATTTTGGGTCCTGCTGGTTGTGGTACGACAACCTCGCGAACCCAGCGAGGTCGAGGTTGTACTTGTCGAGGCACGCTCCTGGTGCCTCGGGCCAGTACGACGCTGTCCGCTGCGCCGAGGTCTTCGCGGCGGCCGGGCGCAGATCAAGGGGCGACCGCTGGGACGGCAACGTGATACGTCCGCCGTCCTGCTTGGCCTGGTTCTGCGCGAACTCGACGACCCCGGCCTCGATGCCCTCCTTGACCTGGGCCTTGAGCTCGTCGGTCATCGCGGTGGCGGCGTAGGACCGGACGAACTCTGCGAGAGCCTTCGGGTCCTTGAGGACCTCGTTCATCTTGCCGGCGTCGGCGAGCATTTCCCGCAGCTCGTCGGGCGACGTGGGAATGACCGTAGTCACGAGTTACCTCCGTAGTCTGCGAGCGCCGCCCTGAGAGCTGCTACCCGTCTGTCTGTGCTGATCTGATCCGGTACGGGATGTGCCAGTGCGGCGATGAGTTTGGTCGGGGGCGGGGCATGTGCGCGGTCTTTCCACCGCCATCCCGCGGTGAAGAGTCCACGGACCACGGCATCCAGGGCAGCCGTCTCCTCGTCCGGGTTTTCTGTGGCACCGGTGTCTTCGAGTTCCAGCTGGCTCCCGGTCTCGATACGGGTTGCCAGGCCCGCCGTGATCGCCTCGTCAGAGGTCAACCACGTCTCGTCGAGCATGGCCTGCCGCCACGTGGTGACCTCGCCCCCTGCCCGGGTCGCGTACACCGACGCTATCCCGTCAGAGATCTTGTCCAGGGAATCAGCGTCTTTTCTGTGCTCCGCAGCGTTACCAGAGGAATACATTATGGCGTCGTGGATCATCATGGTGGAGCCGGGATGCATGATGATTGTGTTCCCAGCCATGGCCACGATGGAGGCGGCGGACGCTGCAAGACCCTGGATGTCGACTGTGACAGTCGCTGGGTGGCCTGCGAGCGCGTTGTACAGGGCGATTCCTCCGAACGCGTCACCGCCGGGAGAGTTGACCATGACGTTGATGGCTGTGGCGGTGGATTGCCCGATGGTCGACATGAGGTCTTCGGTCCAGATGTCCCATCCAATAATTCCGTACAGGTCGATCTGGAGGGTGTCGCTGTCTGTTAGGGCGATGACAGATCGATGGCTGGTGAGGCCACGAAGCGCGGCAAGATTCACAGGGGTTCTTTCTCCTTCCACTTCGTGGTGTCCTCTCCGGGACGCCAGACGACGACGACGGTGCCCCGGCACCTGGGTCCGCCCTCACAGTCGACGTACCCCCCGGACGGGTACAGGGCCCGCACGTCCTCGATGGAGTTCCCGAGCCATTTCCGGTCGACCCAGCGGCAGGCCGGGCATGTGTTTTGGTCGAGGACCTCGCTCGCGTAGTACGCGGGGATCGGGCCGTCACCGGTAGCGGCCGCGGTCTCGGCGGCGGCGAGAGTCGCGATCCGCGACTGATTCTGCGCAGCGGTCAGCGCGGCCCCGAGAGCCAGACGCGGCTGCGCGTCGGTCAGCGAGTCGAGGTGTTCGCGGACGGCTTTCGCTGTCTCGGCGCCGGTGGCCCCGGCCTGCATGTGGCGTAGGGCCACGCGGGCCGCGGCGATCGCGAGCGTGGCCCCCAGGAGGGCGGTGACGACGTGGGCGTGGTCGGTGATCCAGGGGCCGTCGGCGGGCACGGGGGTGATGGTGGCGTCCTGGTCCTCGGCCTCGTCGGCGATCTGGTCGGCGGCCTGTTCGGCGAGGGTTTCCATGGCGGCGGAGAGGACTTCGAGGGCCTGGCCTGTGGCGGTGGACAGGCCGATCAGGGAGGTGGGATCACCGGAGTCCACGGCGTCACGGACCTGCCGGGCTAGGTCGGCGTACTGGGCGGCGAGGACCGGGCCCCAGACGTCGAGGATCTGTTCGAGGGCGTTCTCCCACGTGGTCTGGACGGCGTCGAGGTCGGGGTCCTCGGAGAGTTCGGCGGGGATGCCCTCGGGGGGTTCCGGGAGATCTGCCTGCGCCATGTGGTGGGTAGTGGCATGGTGTTGGTGAGGTCCCTCTGCTGTTTCTGCTGGTGCTATGTCTACCCCCGTAGGACGCTGTCGCCGGCCGGTATTTCTCTCGTCAGCAGAGGGGCCTCCACCATCACCGTCCCCGTCGGTGGTGGTGTCTGTCCGTTTCCCGATCGTGGTAGTCGTGGTGGTCGTGGTGGCTGTGGGGCCGACCCACTCCATGGCTGGCAGATCGACCGTGGTCAGGACGTCGTCCGGGGACCAGCCGGCTTCGACGAGGGTCCGGGCGGCGGTAGCGCGGATGGCCAGGCCCGCGTTCTCCAGCTCCTCGTCCGCGCTGACCGGGTTCTCGAAATCAAACTCGAGGCGCTCGGCCCCGGCGTACTGGGACAGGAGCCCGCGGTTCAGGACTCCCCTCAGTCTCTCGACGAGGGGGAGAGTGATCTCTGATTGACGGATCGCGATAGCGGCCTGCGCGGTCGCCCGGTTCACGTCGGTCGTGGTCCCCAGGAGCGGGAGCGGGTAGCGGAAGGCCTCCCGGATCGCTTCGCTACTGATTTTCCGCAGTTCGGTGAACTGCATGTCCCGCATGCTGTAGGAGGCGTTGACCCATTTGCCGCCGCCCTCGATGGTTGCGACTCTGTGGGCGTTCCGTACGCCCTTGTGGGAGGCGCGCCACCGCTTCTGCTGGGTCGCCCACTCATCATCGGACAGGACCCGGTCGAACTCGATGACCCCACCAGGCGTCGCAGAATTCAGGAAAAAGTTCCGGTTCCACTCGGCGCTGTAGGCGGCTGATTCGGTCTCGACCAGGATGGACTGCAGGACGCCGATCCCGTGATACGGATCCCAAGGATTCGGGGAACGCCAGCAGATGACGTCCTCGACAGGGATCTCAGTGATCGACCCGTCCGGCCCCCGGTACTCCCAGACCTTGATGAAGTCCTCTCGGGAGGGGACGGGATTCATGCGGTCCGGGCGGGCTGGCCAGATCTCGACCGGGACACGACCCATCCGGGTCAGGATCC